AGTTTTCTCCTTCCCATCCTTCATTTGAAAGTAATTCATAATTAAATTCAGATGTACTATCAACCTTAATCTTAAAATATAATCCTGATACCTCTTCATTGTTTAAAAATCCAGTAGACTTAAATTCAAACTCAAGTATTTTATATTTTTTATTTGAAAATGTAGGACCTGTACCGTCAGCCTTAAATATAACATAGTCTCCTACCGCAAACTTATCTCTGTCTGATTCATTTATTCTAAAATATCTATATGAACCATCTGCATAAAACCATATGGGAAATATATTGTAGTACTCCTTCTTAGCCTGCTTTATGACCAGTCTGTAGTTTGTAGCCCATTGAGGAGGATTATTCTTTATGTTAACCTTTAAACTGTTCCCTTTTGCAGATTCAGAGCTAGGGATATATATAGAGTTTTGGTCACTTATTAGAGCCGTGGTCATCCTACCGTAGTCATCTCCATATATGATACCAACCTCATAATCTCTGTCCGTTCTGAATGTCTGTATCGGGGTATTCTCTGTTGTGGATGTTGATACATAGTCCACGCTAAAGTCCATGTCTATATTATTACCGTCAGTGTCAATGATATCTCTAAACTGAGTATAGTTTCCATATACAAGCCTGTTCCCTATAAGTTCCTGTGACTTAGCAAGAAGAGGTACATTGTCAAACAGTCTGGTAACCTGATCAGACGTTAGGGGTGCATATATCTTGTTATTGTCAAACACATAGTCAGACACGCTGTTGGACTCTATAAGGTTGTTATTGTCACCGTCCTTGTCTACAGACTTGATTATCTTTACATTTAGACTTCTGGTGTCAAATGCAAGAAGTTGAATTTCCTTAACAAACTCATTACCAGTCTCAAAGACTATCCTACACTGATTGTACTCATTGATCATGGCCTTGTTTATCCCAGCCAAGAAATCTATACTGTAGTCTGAAGGTTTGAATGCTACGGCTGAAAATGGAGACATCGAGCTGTACTCGTTATCTACATACTTGTACCTATATGCAAAGTACAGGAATCTCTCCTCCATGTTGTTGGAAAGGACCTCATCACTCTTCACTGGATATATCACTGGAGCCTTTAATGGCGGTCTCAGTATCACGTCAATATCTATATCTATACGACTGTCGTCAACCGAGTAACTCTTGGCTCTCTTTATGTTTATTTTTCTAGGTGGGTTGTAGTTGTCTGTCCAAAGTAAAAGTGCACCATTGTCCTTGTGACTAGGTAGGTAGTTTACCCCTGTTATAAGGTGCTCCTTACTTAGGTTCAGCTTACTTGGCGTGCTTGCTGTGGCCTTTGTACATATAAGTACCTCCTCCACGGTGTTCGTTATCTCGCTGTACTCAAATATTGCGTCATACTCATCTGCAGCTACAAACCAGTATATAAGGTTCAGTGGCTCGTATGCAACCGCACCTATAGCTCTTGCGTTTGTCGATCCTATTGAGTATGTGTTTAGGATTGTCGTTATATTCCCAACCACAGTATTACCAAGTGAGTTTGTTATAGACCCTATGTTTGATCCCTCAGACGTGTCTATCGTGATGTTTAAGGCATCCTCGTACTGACCTCCAGACAGAAGTCTCTCGTCAAGGTCCTTGTTCATCTTACCTGCAAGGAAAGTCTTCTTTAATTCCATACCTATTTAATCCATTTAGCTCTACCTCTCAAGCTCATTAAAAGTCTTGAAGGGTGTAGATTGCTTAGTCTAATCTTTGCATTCCTTAGGGTTGCTATCTTCTCCTTCCTAACCCTGTTTATGATGTACTCCTGAACCCCATACTTATTGTTAAGTAGTGCCCACTTTAGGTAACTGTATATGTACTCCTCAGCAAGCTTGTTAACGCTTATCTTGGAGTCGTCACCGTTCTCCATACCGTCAGATATATACTCAAGAACTATGTGCTTGTTCTCTATCCCAGATGAGAAGTCTATAACCCCTGCTGCCTTGTTTATACTGAACTTAGGATTGTTATTGGCATCCTCTGGATCCAAGCCATAACGCCCTCCCATAGTGTAACCAAAGTACCAGTCACCGTTGTAGTTCCATCCATAGCATCCGCTATATATACCACCTCCAGTGTATAAGGTTTTGTCCTGTCTAAGTATATCTACCTTTGAGTCACCTGTAACTATCTCTCCATCTGCGTCAAATATAATGTCCAGGTTATTGTCCTGAAGATATCCTGTGGCAGACATAGGTCTCCTGTTCTCTGTCAATGGAAGTAAAAGGTTTCCACTAAGTACAGATATTCTCACATAGTTTATATAGTCTGGAGGCATGACCATCTTTAGCTCGTCACCCATCTCCTGCTCTATGACCTTTATGTTTCTAAGTGCGTCATAGTTGAGCTCCTGTATCGCTCTCTTTGCATGAAATATAACGGTATATCTGTCGACATTATTTACAAGCTTGTCGTTACCTACATACATCAGCATGAAGTTGTTCACTATGTCAGACATTGAGACATACTGATATGAACCCCAGTTGCTGTCTTCAGGTATAACCCCACCATTTGTATAGTACTGATAGTTAGTAATGTATCCCATTGTCTATTGTTTTTGTTGTGCGTCCTGAAGCTCTTCAGATTTAGCTGCCTTTATAATGTCATCCTCTCTTATAGAAACTCCAGAGTATTGTAATATCTTTATAACTAGGTTTGAAAAGTCACTCTTAGGTAACTCAAAGTCCTGATAGTCAGGTGCGGACGGGTAGAACAAGGGGTCAGAGTCTGTAGCACTTGTAGCTATATACGTCCACTTAGGATCCAATGGATACCTTATGTAGTCTATCTGCACGTTTGATGTTATACTTGTAGGGTACACATTGAAGCCATTATTGTCAAGCGTGTATACTGGGTATGCAACCGTAGGTGCAGTAAGGTTTGATGATATTAGGTTTAATATCTTTCTATGACTCACCTCCTCTATCTCTACAGAGTTGTTGTATATCAACTTATCTACAAAGTAATAGTCTGTCGGTGGAGTAAACTCAGATCCAGAATACGTAAGACTTGCATTTATAAAGAATGTGTCTAATACGTCTGATATCTTTTTAGGTATGTCTGCATATCCCTCTCCATGAAGCCTAGCATTCTCCTTAACTATAGCATTGCTATAGGAGTATATGTACTGCTCAAATATCTCAAGCTGTGCCTGCTTTGCAAACAGATTGAACTCAAATGGAGTAATGTATCCCCTGTTGTCCTTGCTTATTATAGATAGTACGGTATTTCTTACTTCGTTAATCATCCGTGTCGTTTTAACAAAGATAAATAAAAAAAGGCACTTCGATTAAAAAGTGCCTCATCTTGATCGTTAAAGATAATCTTATGCGATAGCAATTCCGCTTACTGCTTTAGAAGGAGAAACAGAAGTAACAACATTGTGCCACACAGAGCTGTGTGCGTCAACAACTGCGTTTTGAATAACGTCTCTCATCTCTTCAGATCCTGCAGCAACTGCAGCATGAGTAATAGTAATAACATCTTGTGCAGCAGCACCACCGTAAGTGATTGTCACTGTAGTTGTAGATGCCTGCTCGATAAGTTTAATGCCATCTGCAGAAACTAATTGATTCCCTTCACCTGTTACAGGTATAGATAAAAACTTTGCCATTGTTAAAAAATTTAATGGGTTAATAATACCACAAATATACTAATTATCTGATATCTTTTCATCCAAGAACTTGAACAGCTCAAGTCCATCATTAGACTGTAGGTATGAGGCCAATACATATACTGGATCCTCTCCAAAAGGTATAGTCATAAGCTTCTTCTTGTTCTCCTTCAAATTGAAGTATATATCCTTCTTGTTATTTCTTAGTGACAGGTATCCGTCAGATATAGCTCTAGATGCTATGTTGTTTACACGTAGAGATGGATCATTAACTGTCTCCATAAAGTCCTGTGGATATCTCTTGGCATAAAGCATAATATCTCTCTTGATCTCGGCACTTGTCATCTTTGAAACCTTGCCTCCAAGTAACACTTGTGCCACAGCCTCCATCATTCCGAAGTCCATATCCCTAGCCATCAACTGAGCGTCAAGCTCGCTATACATAAAATCTACATCCTCCTGTGCATCCTTCTCATTGTCAAACTCATAGAACTCTATACCATTCTCTGGATGGTAGTGCAAGAACTCCTGTAGAACTGGATTTGTCTTTGGAACCCTTAATACTCCGTCCTCAAAAACAACAGGCTCAAGAATTACATTCTTATCCTGCTCATCAACGAATGGTGAGTTTGAGTTACGTGCGTAACGAAGAGGTCTACTCATATTATTCTCCTCATCGTAGTACAGTAATCTTTTTCTTGGTGTGTCTTTAGAAGCAATAAAGTATGAAAGTGGTTGCTTCTCTCCCTTTAATAGATATATTCTATCCTTGGGCTCTAGTATTGATTTTCTCTTTTGCATTTTATTTTATTTTAATTTAACAATAAAAACCAGGGGCCGAAACCCCTGGTATATTAATAGTCTATATTATCCTTTGAATAATACGAAGTTATTAGCTCCCATAACACAAAGTGCTCTTTCTGACAAGAAGTTAACCTGCATTTTGTCGATGTCGTTAGTCATCGCACCACCTGCAGAACCTGTCATCCAAGTTTTGTATCGACGATCTTCAGCCTCAGAAGCTCGGTAACGTACATGTAAGAATGGACGTTTAGCGTTCTTACCAAGAACTTGATCGTAAACTGTAGTTGTACCAGCAGGCACAAGTACACCGTTGATAGCTCCACCAACTAAACCTCCACGAAGCGTAGCATCGTTTAAGTATTTCCAGTCAGTCTTATAGAACTCATACCCTCTCTTGAATCCAGAGAATCCAAGGTTAAGTGCCATCTCCTCAGAGTTGTCAAACAATCCGTAAGATGTACCACCAGCTCCGTAAGAGTTTTGAGCAGCCAACATGTCATCGATATCGAAAGAGAACTGACGGTTCAAGAACAATACGTTCTCAGCGATAGCTCCCTGCTTGTCAAGACGTTGTACGATAGTATCAAAGTCAGCCAATGCAGATGGGTTACCACCTGACCATACGTTACCTCTATCCTCGATAGTGTCAAACATACCCTGAGTACCAGCGTTAACAACACCAGCAGCAGAGTTATCAGACAGCTGACTTTCAGCAGCAGATCCTACCGCAGCAGGAACACCTTCTACCATAGCCATCTCTAAGTAGTCCTCAAATCGTAGACGAGTCTCGTGCTCTGACTTCAAGTACCAAAGGTATCCAGTCGCACCATTTTCAGTTGTAACCTCAACCCATCCAACTTGAGCCATGTCAGATCCTGACACTTCGTAGTTGTCTTTGATGATGATTGGTTTACACTCGAAGATATCGTCCTCAGCCTCTAAAGATCCTGACATTCCTGCAGATCCTTTTTTGAACTCAGAACCGTAAACAAATGCAGTTACAGTGTTTGATCCAAAAGGGTTAGATGCTTCAACACTGTAGTAAGCTACATCAAATGTAGATCCATCAGAAGCAACTGCAGTAACTAAACCTTTTTTAGCTACAGAAGCACTTTCGTCAGACAATAAAACTGTCTGATTAACTCTAAATACACAAGCACCAGATGCAAGTGTGAATGTTTGAACACCTGCAGAGAAAGCACCAGGAGTTAATCCTTGGTATTTAGTATGTAAACGTCCTTGCTCTGCCCATTTAATTAAGTCAGAGTTTGTAGGAAGTTCTGCACCGACCATTCTCAAGAATGATGAGATTGATCTGTTTCCATATCGCTCAAATTCAGCTTCATAAGTATCAGGAAGATACTGTGTCAAGAAGTCGAAATTGGTGATATAATTCGTAGGCAATGTTGCCTTTACCGAGCTAGGTGTTATAGCTACACCTGGACTCGTTTGTAATGATCCAGCCATTTTTTCTAATTTTTACGTTTTTTAATAATTAATCTATTGCTGCGATCTGCGTCTATGTTTCTGACCTGAAACCCTTCCTTTTTGATAACCTGTGTAGACTTACGAGTCATGTCAATGTTTTTAGACTCCTTAGCCACATCACTTACCGCATCTGCCATACCCTTCTCGTAGAAATACTTGGCAAACTTTTCAGGGTTTGAAGCCACAGCTATAGAACGATGGAATCCCTCGATATCTTTAATAAAACCGTCGTCACCTGTAAACTTATTAACAAAGTTATTAAGATCAGACTGTTCATTAAGCAAGGTCTTGCTGTCAGCTGGCTTATAGACAAGCTTCTTATCCTCCGATACATTGAATCCGAAACCTTCGAAATTCTCAGAAAATAACTCTCCCGTCTTACTTGAAAAGTATTGAGCCCTCTTAGCAAGCTCCTGATCGTTTGCAGTCGCTGCCTCTTTTTCTTTCTTGTAGGCATTAAACTCCTCCATATCCTTCTCAGAAGCAAAGCCTTCCCTTGACTCAAGTGGAACCTTGTACTGCTCCTTCAACTGATTGAAGTGGTCTCTTGCCTTAGCAAGCTCTTTCTTTTTTGCTACCTTTTTTAATCTGATATCTCTCTCTTCATCGAGATCCTCGTCATAGTGGAACCTGTCCTCTATCTCAAACTGAACATCCTCTAAGTCTAGATCCTTGTTCTGGTCGAGATAGTATTCACGTAGTAGCTGGTCGTCGTCAACATCATTATAATCCTTATTGATCTTAATGAAGTCATTTATACCACGGCCTGTCTCCTTTTTGTACTTCAGGAATGCAGAAACATCCTCAGGAAGCTCTTCATTAGCATTACGCTGTTCGAATAGCTCGTCCAAGGAGTTTATCTCCCTGTCGTACCTTTTACCAATATATGAAAGAACGTCTTCGTCTTTTATTGACAATTCTTGTGCTTCGCCTTGCGGCTGTATATCTTCTTGCTCTTGTGGGGCGGAGGCACTCTCAGTGCTTTCTTCCACTCTGTCCACGTTAGCTTCGTCTTCTCCAGAGTTTTCATTTTCTACTTTGTCTAATAACTCCTTCTCAATCTCTTGTGTCGACTTCTCTTCAAAGTCAACTGCTTTTACTTTAATTTCCATTTAATTATATTTTTTACAAAGTTACTAATTATATTTATATCCTATTTAGGACCAAACGACTCTAAGTCAAAACCATCTAGAGTGTCTTCAGTGCTTTCAAAATTTTGTGTAGGTAGGTTGTTCTTTCTTTGAGTTATAAGTGCGGACTGCCTACTGGCCTGCTTGTCTATACGGTCATCCTTAGCCTTCTCCTTCTTACTCTCTCTATCCATAAGGCCCTCTACCTCTATACCCTTAAGCTGCATATTGTACTGGAACTCTAAATCCATCAGCTCTCTCTTGGCCTCAACCTCAGCCCTCATCCTCTCTATCTCATACATAGACTCGGCCTGCTTAACCTGTGCCTTAGCCTGAGCCTCAAGCTGTATAATCTGAGCCTTCTGCTCTGCCGCAGACTGCTGTGTCTGTAAATTAGACTGAAGCTGCATCTGAACCTCTTGCTGCTTCTGCTTCTGCTGCTGCTCCATACGTCTTCTACGCTTAACCTTAAGCATCTCGTTTGCGAGCTTGATATTGTTTATGTTTCTTATATCTATAGCGTCCTCAAGGTCTATAGTCTGCTGCTGCAGTGCTATGGATATATTTGCCTCAAGTGCTTGCTGCTGCTCCTCGTCTGGAGACAATTCTATAAATATACCAAAGTCATGAAGGTAAAGATCCCTTACATCATCAAGTATGGCTATATTATACTTACCTATCTGCATTGCAAACTCCTCCCTGAAGTCTGCATACTCAAGTATGTCTGCAACCCTTAGAGATACACTCTCAGCCATCCTCTTTGTAACATTGAGACCTGAGTTTAATATATGTCTAGTCGCAGTGTTTGAATTTAATGCCGCAAGCTTCTGAACTCCTACCAGTGCGTCTGGGTTTGGTGTAGATGCATCCCTAGCCTCATTGATACCCGTCACGTCCCTAATCATGTTTAGGTAGTGATTGTAGTTTGCTATGAGTGCAGACATCTTAGACTGTCCACTGTTTGAGTTTAGCTCCTGTATTGGAACCCTTGCATTATTAAAGTCTCCATCCTGCGTGTAACTCCTACCGACAACACTACCTGTCTGGAAGTATAACTTCAACGCATCCTCAGGATTATATGCAGCACCGTTTCCAAGGTCTACCTCATTCAGTCCATCGGCATCTATAAATACACCGTCAGGCACAACCCTAGACATAACCTGCTGTAGCTTCAGGTGTGTCAGCTGTATCTGATCCGCAAATGGAACCATACGTCTAACCAATGACTCAATGTTACCCTTGTACATCCTAGGTGCATGTGCAACATAGTTTGGCATAGCCTTCTGAGATGCTGACTTAGGTCTGACCATGTTACGCATCATCTCCCACTTCAGCAGTATGTTAGATCCACCTACAAGTATACCGTCATACCACACCTCTCTAGGTGCCTCTATAACCTCAAAAGGTACGCCCTCTCCCATCGGTGGGAAGAACGTATCTCCTTTACGTATTACTCTCTCCCCTCCATTCTCCAACAACTTCTTCTTCCAAACAAATCTCTTTGTGGTCTTGTAGTTGAAGTATAGAAGTGTAACAACCTCATTCAAAAATGTATCGTCCTGATAGTTTCTAACTATAGGGAAGTATTCATACCATGCAGAGCTAGCGTTCTTTATCTCTGTAAGCTGCTCATCTGTAAGGTCTGGATTTATCTTCAATAGTTCTGTATAGTGAACCTGCTTTACCTCTCCGAAGTAGTAGCAGTCAGAGAAGTCCTCCTTTTCTGTGTAGCTGTGTATCCAGTTTGCTGGATCTACATACTCTATATTTACACCGTCATTCACAAGGAACTCGTGCTTCATAACACCGACACCTATGGTCGTGACATCGTAATCAAAAAGTTTCTTAATCTCTGGGTAGTCTGACATCTTGAATATTGTGTCTATCGCTACCTCTTCAGCTATCTCTATGCTTGGCTTATACTTAAGCTGCATGTATAGCGAAAGTTCTTCATCATCCTCAGGAAGCTGATCTGGGTCCATGTTACTCACATCG